AACTCGCATAGTTTTTAAATCGGTCAGAATTCTCTGGGACGGATGGGTTCTGCTCCCACACCGCGTCCCCTCTTTTAGGGGTGCCATACTTATGAGCCTTGCGTGGGGGCTCTTGAATGGCCGAAATGAATTTCGTGGTGTGCTCATGCAGAAACTCTTTAGTCATCCGGGCCGGATTCTCACTCGGCTTTGCGTCAAAATGTATATGAGGTCCGGTCCCGTGCTTCTTTTTCTTAGCGTCTACCCTTCTCCCGTCTGAAGAAACCCCAAAATGTTGACCAATAGACTGTAGTGCGTCATAAATAGCCTTTATCTCTGGACCTTTCGGATCAAGAGCGTCCACAGCTCCACCAGTTATGACAAAATCGTGGGCGGGCCTTTTGGCATGAGACCCCTTGTCTGTATTTGTCCGGGCCTTTGAGTCATAAGCACTTGTTTGCTGAAACCGCATCCCCTCGGGCAAGATGGATTCTACATAAGATATGACGTTATTGAGTCTCTTCTCATATTTCTTATGATCTTTTGTGGCGTACCAGCTTTTCGGGGTGACCTCATTCCGCCGGTTGTTATCCTGCACATAATCCTTACGATTAAATACGCTGTCAGGCTTATTCTTAGGCACCTAGGCTAGCCTCCATAACTATCCGACTCCCATAGAGAGAGCTTCATGCTCGTTGAACATACTAACTGGTGCTAGCGAGGAGGCATCATCGAGAACCTTGTTCTTGTTCTGATTCTCAAAGTGCTTCATAGCCTCTGGAATGCTTTCACTAGGGTGGTCCGTCATATACTTGAAGAGTTCCGGTGTTGCGCCCAAGGGAAGTTCGTCCATTGTAAGAGGCTCATCGTCATACCGATGGTCCCGACCCCACTGATAAGCTTGCAGAATTGCCGCCCGATCAGTCCCCTCTAGAACAGCAAGTAGATGCTGCGGGGGTAACCGCTGGGCCATAAACAGAAATCTCTGACTGTTTCTTTCGTGATTTAATTTAGTGTAGCTGCCCGTGTCCTCTGCTGACCGCGCCGCGCCTTTAGGCCCGGCCCACGCCCCGCTCCCGTATATGCTCTTTATCAGTTCGTCCACGCCTTGTATCTGAGTCCAAACCCTTTCGCTATTTCTAGCATTAAACAGCCTTGGGTTATTATTAGCCATTTCCTTCAAGGCCTCTTGATGTTCCCTGGTTAGGTTTTTCGTTGCGCCCAAGCTTGAAGAAGCTGATGTAAGAATACGCTTAATCGCTGGGTAATCCCCCACCTTCTCAAGCTCTATAATTCTCCGACCAATCGCCCCCATTAGTTTCCCACTCTCAGATAAAGCCGCCCGTTCCGGGTTCCATCTCCCGCGCTCATCAATCTTATCGTGGTTACGCTGTGCCCAAGCACTCGCGGCACCCCCAACCGGAAACGATGGGTACCTATGAATCCCATGTGTTTGTGCGATCTCAACAGCCTGCTCGTCGCTGAGTTGCTTCCCGCCCACCATCGTGGGTATGAGATACTCTTTCTCAATCCCCCCCACCTCAAAAGTGAAACCCTTCAGGACAACATTGCTACCCCCCGGTGCACCATCGAGCCTCGCAACAATCGGGTGATTGTCTGTGGGAAATCTCCGATTCCAACCGGATGGTTGGTCGGGGGTGTCTCCCGTAGTGTCATCTGCTGTATCAGGTAGTTGTGAAGGGCTCCGCTCAGGTTTGGGCTCCGGGGCATACTTTCCGTAGATCTGCTCAAACAGGAACTGGGCTGGTCCTCCCGACTGGATCAAGTCACCTACGAAGGAGCCCGCAGTCTTCAACCCAGACTCAAATGTGTTCCACCTCATTTGTGCCCCAAGCTCCTCCTGGGTATATGCACGACCTTTGTCACGTTCAGCAAATTCTACCATCTGCTCGCGGGTGAAAAGTTCTACTTCAGGAGGGAGTGAGGCGACTCTAGCCGCTTCCTCAACGTTAAGGGCTGCACGATTGGCCGCCATATTAGCCCCAACCTGCATGTCAAGCACACGCGCAGCCATGAATGGCGCTACTCCGCTCGGATCGGGGGACTGACCTAAAAGATCGTTATATTTAGCCCTGTGACTGTCATCTAGCTCATAATAATTGTTCGGCCAGTGAGCCCGGTATAACCGATCTTGTTCAGATCGTGCATGGGGGGTCAGGGTAATAGCCTTGGTGCGCTTCCTTATTTCCTCCGCCCCTAGTGGTCCCCGTGTATAGTCTGTTAGTGCGGGTGGTATAAGCGATTGGGTTTCCCTGGGTTGGCTGGATGGGCTGGGCATACCGAATGCGTGCTGTGAAACTGTTGTTGCTACACCATTCCCGTCAGCATGCTCCCCCTGAATAGTAGTGGCTAGCGTGGCAGCTTTGTGATTGTTCTCATCTGTGTAGGATTTAATAACATTGGCACGCTCGTTTTCTGGGACACCACGAAGAGCCCGAATAAGACCTCCTCTATAGGCAGACTGTATGGCTTCAACAGCAGAAGCCACCACTGGATGGAGCTTGACCGTGCTATTAGAGTTAGAGCCACTCTCGCGGTCTTCAACAGCTTGTACTGCCGCTGTGGGTATCCCCACAAGATCGTTATATTTACCACCGGAACCACCTACCGCAGACATTGGATAGACTCTAGCCGCAATCTCAAAGTCTAGTTGTTTAAGGGTGCTCTGAACTTCCGGGTAGCTCTTAATATCTTCATCCTGCTCCCGAATAGAATTGTTATCTTTCCAAAGCTTTACAATATCTGTTTCGCGGAGTCCAGGGAACTGCTCTTTCACGACACTCTCAAAATCCTTATACTCACTGTCCCCAAAGACTTGGAGGGTAGCCCAAGACCCGGCTTCAGCTATGAGACTTGGATTGGGAGCACGCGCTACAAATGTATCCAGAGGGAAGTTAACCGAATAGGCGGCCCGTAGTGCAGCTATAGCCTCTGGAGATTCACCGGCATCTATAGCTTCCTGTAGTTCGACCGATGCATCTCTCAAGTCCTCCCGGTGTGTAGCAGTCCTGAGAGCAATCTTAGCTTGCTGAATACGTATAGATGCAGCCTCTTCAATCTCTACAAAAGTCTCTATCCGCCGGATGCCCTCGGCTTGCAAGAGCGGTCCATCCCCAGCTTTAGTATCTGGATCATCTGGACGTTGAGCATCCAGAGTTATAAAATCTTCGATAAGCTTAAGTCTGCCAGATCTAGCTTCACTCCCTTGGGCTTCTTGAGACACCAGACTTAGGAGTCCCAGGGATACTGCGTTCGACACTTTAGCGGGGTCATGTGTATAGGAAGGTTCAGTTCCATTTATAAGGTTACCTTCAGAACTTATAATGGTATGCACACTGTTATAAAGGGACTCAGATTGAGGGGTGTCAGGAGAAACAGGCCCACCATCATCGTCAAGCAGCCCCCCACCAGCCACACCTAGGGATGTGATGTTAATGGGAATTTTATTAAGTCGCTCAGCTATGGCGGCTTCTCTACCCGAAGTGTTAGCGAGTTCTATAAGTCGAGGCAGCTCGGCCAGCATGGCTGACATATAAAGACGGGTGCCGTCTTCCCCAAGGTTGGAGACTTCACCCTCTGATCGAATCTTTTCAATGATGGCAGCAGACTGTGAAACAGGATCATTGAGATTATCTGCGCCAATCCTATCCAGTGCAGTGGTCACATTGGCTAACCCGGGGGCTATCGCATTCCGCCCAGACTGTTCATCAATACCTCGGTTCACAGCAATTCTAAACAGGGGGTGTTGCGCCGAAAGATCCTCCTTGGTTTGTCCACCGGCTCGGAAGGCATCGACAGCCTCCAACACTACTTGCTTCTGTATATCACCAATAGCTGGTGCGATATCACGGTTAACCACGACACCTAGTTTGGAGGCAAGATCTCCCAGTGCACGGATCTCTGGCATATTCTGGGCTCTGGCAGAAGGAGCCCGTACAGCAAGGTACGGTTGAGAGGTTTTCACTTCTGAAGATATGGTTAAGTCGTTACCTGATAGCTTGTCCTCAAGTTTAGGCATCATGTCATCCCTCAAAGGCCGACTTGAAAGTCCAGTCATCATCAAAAGCCTTACCCACGGAGCTACTCGTGTTTACAAATGTCCCAATACCACCAACCACAGCTCCAGCAGTCTGAAGACTCGTATCCCTACTTGGGATGAGGGGCATACGCTCTATTTCAAAAGCCGCTTTCATAGATGATCCCACTTCCTTTAAATACTGGGATTCTTCCATATGTCTTGTTGACACATCAAGTAACCCAAGCTGCCTAGACTCATCAACATTCATGCTTCTCATTAGTGTGTCTAGCAGATTACCCCCCAGCCCTGTCTCAGCCATACTCGCTTGAAGCCGTCCACGAGCCGCTATACCCTCGACACTCTTATCGGCTCTAGCCACCTGCAGCTTCTTATATGCCTGACCCTTTTCGGCAGCTAGTTGGCTGGATTCAAATATCCTGCGTGAGATAGCCTGTCGCCTTGTAATATCGTTAGCCCGTTCTTGAGCATCAGCCGCAGCATGTGCTGCCTGATTGGCACTGGCAACTTGCAAACCTGTTGAGACTGCAGACACAACCAGTCCAACAATCAAGGCCGGATGACACATAATTACTTTGTCCTTTCAAACATTCGAAACGGGGAACCCCGAAGTTCAATAGTTTTCTCTGATACTTCAAAAAGAAGATGGTCTCTGAGCCACCTAATTGACTGCGTATTTTCCGCATGCACATAGTTCCGTAGAGTTCCCCACTTCTCTACCCATCTATCAACAGTCTCCGTGGATATCTTAGCCATCGAAACTTTGACTGATTCAAGAGCCTCTGAACCTAATAACCATGGGATGGCTCCCCAAGACTCCACTGTTACTCCGTACATGGCTATAGGCTCATCGTCTAAAGTGACTGTATTGCATATATCACACAACTCAAAAGCTTGGTTGAGAGCTTCAAGTGGTCCGAGACCCGAAGCGCACCAGATCTCCTCGGTGTCAATATCCCGAAGATTCGGGGCAAGAATCGCTGCGTCCTCCTCCTCGGACATCCGTATATCTAAACTCATTTAAGGCTTCGACCCCGTTCGTGGTATTGTACTTCGAAGTTGAGCCCAGTTATTGTTATAGGATGCCATGTGGGAGTAACCACAAGAACATTGTTTATTTCATCCCATTCTTCGAAGTCACTTGATATAGTTATATCCGTGTTTAAGTGGTTGCTCTGCACATCAAATCTAGACACCCCAGAAGAAAGCTCGCTGTTAGGCACTATCGTTTGGCTTGTCTGAACGCCCTGGCGGGTTATTGCAGCCGTGACTAAGCGTGACTCAGAGTGCGATACCGATATAGTTTTAATCTGAGTTCTACCTCCCTCCCGATTTATCTGGGTATTTAGTCTACGATCATCCGAACGCAGGTAGAACGGACTCAGGGTTAAGGACTGGGTATAGGGTCTCCCAATATGCACAACCCCCGACGTGCCGTTAAGACCTGTTTGGTCTCCCGGTACGGACACTGATGTGTTGCTTATTAATGTGATCGGCAGAGAATCCCCCTCATGACCAGTGCCCTCACCAGCAACCGCTACAAAACCAGGGGTAGCTATCGCAGCCTGCCCGAAGCCTTGCCCACTTGCTAGCGTTAAAGTAGTTGCATCAATCTGTGATTGGTACACCATCTCTCCGAGCTGGGCTTTGAATGTGAGCTTATGATCTAACCGAGCCTCAACATCCAGAAGATCTCGATTAGCCACGAGGTTTATAGTTTCCATGTGGTACCCAACTATATTGGGGTTTGTATTTGGCCTGTGCAGGATAACTTTAAGATACTCTTTTTCAAAATGGGCATGAATTATTTTTCCACTAAAGTCCCAGCGCGACCAAGCTTGTTGAAGCTTCTCGCCTTTTGAGTAGAAGTATTGATAAACAAAAAGGCTTTCTGGAGCCCCATCTGTGCGGACAACCACCATTGAATTATTCTCACTTCCAATGATACTGCGCCCGCCGGTTGGTATATAGGAGGGTATGTGTTGCGTTATATCCTCGTAGGGGGTAGTAGCGGCATTAGGGTAGAATTCCCAAACACGTAAAGACCCGCCCTTTTCAGACATCCAAAGAACCCGATCTCCGATATAGAGTGGGGATTTATCTAGAGTTGCTGGGTACGACGAAAGTGTTGATAAATGAGCTGTTTTGTGCGTAAAGGCTTGCCCGTCATCGGAACGCAGGAGGAACTGCTGCTCGTGGTCAAACAGCATCAAACCGTTGTTCAACGATACAGCAGCAAATAGATCTACTACAGAACCAGACCCAGATGTTTGACTCACAGTTATATCTATTGGATCACTATCGACAACTGTCTGCAGGCTGGTTCTAAAGAAGTTCAAAGGCTCTGCGGTCTCACTCAGGTTCAAGTCCCCCCTAGAGGTGAACCCTAGCCGGTCTCGATAAAAGAACAGTTCACTTATGCCGTACCCTATAAAGCTCGGAAGTGGTGCGTTCTTATTGTCTCCCACTAGACGTTCGGCCCATTGGCTGGTCTCGGGATTCGGATGATCCGCATGCAATGTAGAATCTTTCAGAGCAGCAGCAGCAGAGAAAACAAAGCGTATACCGCGAGGAGCCGTTCCATCAATAACTCGTCTAAGAATATGAGGCATGGTGTCGGTATCAAAAGTATGTGTCTCGGTGGTGGTCCGGTCCTCAATCCAACTTTCAGATTTCCGGTCGTACTTCAAATAATACTCATCACCGTCAGATGCCGGGTCACCAATTACACGAGTTAAAAAACCATCAGGTGCCCGATAAGGTAAGTCGGCAATTGTTATAGGTCCATATTCGGACGTTATTATGGATACATTATTAGCTGGGGTTCCAACTATCCTAAGATTAGAGTCTCTCTTAGCTTCATCGGATATAAAGTTCGGATGGGGATAAGTCCTCGAAAGGGGGCCATCCCATGCTGGGTTCGACCGATCAAATAATTCGGTGACTGAGTACCCATAAATTTGATCTGTCCCAGAGGCTACCCACTCCCAAGCTGGGTAGTTATAGTGATAATAATTGCCTACTTCAGGAGTGTGGGGTAAAGTAGATGGATCAAGAACAACCCCTGGACCAGAATTGTAGAACTGTAAATTGCCTCCGTCCTGGCTCGTTATGAGCGGGCTATTTATATCCATACGACCAGGGGGTGAGTCGAGCAGACCATATGGCGTACCCAGCCCGTACACCAGCGGGCTCCAGACGGCAGCGCCACCCGTCCCGGTGACACTATTTCTATAGGCTCCCGGGATTGAAGTCGTGAAATTGGCACCCACAGTGCCCTGTGCTGGTAAGTCTACGTTCGGTGAATAAAATATAAACTCGGGCATCCTATTAGTCCAACGCAACTCGCCGATCATCGGTCTAATAGTGAAGTAGTGGTAGGACCGCTCCAAGTCCGTTGCACTCGGGGTGGTCCCAGGGTTTTGCCGATCATTGTCATTACGCCGTGTGTTGTTAAGATTTGAAACTTCAACCCACTTGTTACCTAAGTCATCGGTTGGTTCGGAGTCAACCGTGTGCGCTCCACGGATCTCAGGCCCCCCAGGTAGGTGGGCCCTGGCCCCGGGATAATGCTTTAGGCGTTGTTCAAACTCCCCAGGAGTGAGCATAGGACTGCGATAGTGGTAATAGTTTACATCCGCCCCATCGGGCTCTATTACGAGTTTGAACGTGACGTAGAATATCCGTGGATCCCAGGTCGTGTTATCTGTTGAACCGGACGCTGGGTCCTCCGCAGACGGTGTATTGTGAAACTGTATAAACCAGGGCATTGAGATGGTATCTGCGTTCCCGTTGGCATCAGCAAGTTCGACCATCGGTCCACCGACGCCGTGGGTCATAACAGCTGGTTTTGCTACATAAAGAAGTTCCATTGCTCCGACATGGACGGATACACCAGCTATCACATCAGCTTCATGTACCCGCGCCGACGGTGTGGCGGGCGTGAGGACCGGGAGAAAGCCCGAGTCCCCTAAGAGCGCCCCTATACCGGAGGGTGTGTCTGCATCAAAATCTACTGGGGGTTGCACCCATTGACCCCCGCTTGCACCGAAAGCCCCGGGGTGCTGATTATCGGGCCATTCGGTTGCGGGCAGAATGGTACCGTTCGTACTAGCCGCGGTGGTCTGGGACAGTGGCATGACGATGGTGCTATACACCTGATCCATTGTGTTTCGACAGTGAAACCCTGGCGGTGCCGGTGGGACGGTCGGTGCGGCTGCTGATGGTGAGGGGAGATTCAAGCCCTGTTTGCGCCCCTTAGAATATCCGCGATGATTGAGATTATAAGCAATGCCATTTCTATAAGCTTCTATAAGGTCTACCGGGTTGTAGGCATTCTGCGTTGCAGCTAGAATCGGATCATATAGGGTCGCCCCTTCGGGCGCGACGTCCCATTCGTGCCCAGCGATTTGATCATGGGTAGCCTCGTTTGGTATGGTGGTACTCCATACAGATGTTAACGATTCATCAGCTTTCTCTTTTTCGAAGGCTTCAATATTAGAGCCATCGAACAGAATGCTACCGTGAGTTGTATCCCTGGGGTAAGCCCTAACCTCTATACCTTCTCCAACAACATCAGGGTTAGAGCTAGCCGTAAGTGGCGTTTTGAACGGGACATTATGAACTGTGATTAGTGCTTCATTCTTACGAGGGACGGGAGCAGGGTCGGGAGTCATAGCTGTGATGACATCTTTATTAGCTATAAACGTGGTGTCGTTAACAGTTACACAAGTTATAGTGCTCGGTGCAGTGCTTGCTGTGGTTAAATAATCCAGAGCATCTGTATCAAAGCTGGTGCTGTACTCAAAACCATCTGCTGAGTCTATAACTTGTAGGGTTGCCGGAGTTAGCGGAGCCCCCGCAGCATCATGCTGTAGCACAGTCACAATATACGACTCATCTGTGGTACGACTAACATGATGGCTGGTATTGGGGGTCACCAACTCGGGTATGCCCGCTATAGGTAGCTGGTTGATAGAATTACTAATAGTGTTCGGTCGAGAACTTGCCCCTTTTACGGGGGTGAAGCTCATATTAATGGCCTCGCTAACATGACCGTCAGATCTTTTAGAAGGCGTCTGCTGGCTCACACCGGCAATAACAGCAGAAATTTCTTTTTTAATTAGAGCCACTACCTGAGCCCCCTATTAGTAAGCTCTGAAGCCTCACTGTCTTTGAAGACATTAAATGACTCATGCTCAGACTGGCTTTCCTCAACCTTCGCTCTAGCCATCCCCTCAACTTGAGTAGCATATTGCCGTAGTTGCGGATCACCCACCCTTGTTTCGGATAGGACACGAGCCGCCCGGAGTGTTACATACCGGCGAGCCACTTCTGGAAGATCTTCAAATTGAATAAGGTACGTGGTGATAAGCTCTACTCCTGACGTGAAAATGAATGTGTTGTCCGTCCTGTTGTAGAGCTTACCAGCCTTTTCCACGTAGACTTTTTCCGGTGTGTAGTATTTGTTTTTAATATCTAGGATAGTATCACCGATGAGAATTTCGTTATTCCCAGCGGATGACACTACGATGGGATGAGTCGTGCGCTCCATGTTGAACCACCAGCCCTCAGATTGGAATGAACGCCCTTCCTCGTCCAACACTGTCATGGCTGAAATAACATCCCCGCGTCTGGTATGTGGAGCTGTTAGGGTAGGTACTTCAGCTTCGCCGATTGAACGGAGCATAAAATTAACAGCGGAGAGGCGAGTGTATTTGGCGAGTACTTCAGCCAAGGAGTCTCCTAAAATTAAAAGCCCCCCAGAGCTTTAACACTCTGAGGGGCTTTAGTGGTTTTGATCAGTTATAGCTAGTTATCTCTACGGATGTGTGGCAGGAGTTGTTGAAGCGAGGGTGAGTGAACCAGCATCACTTATTTCAATAGCACATTCCGGTCGGAGGATGCCATGACCCACAGCATACTTACCAACAAGGATATGACCCTGCCTTCGCAGATCATACGTTTGCTCCATTGACAACCCAACCAGCTTTACAGTACCCACACAGTCACCCGTGTTCATCAGAGCAATAGTTTTGCTCTGGTCCACTTGGTAGTTGCCCGTCTGGATATTAGTCTGCTTGAGGTTGTTCGTCTTAACCAACTCAGCACCACCGATAGAAGGCAAGAAGCCTGCTGCCAGTGATCCCGTACCTGCAACATCGCGGGACATGATGTTGGCGATGGGGCTTTTATTGGACAAAGCACCACCAGCGACCGTAGCATTGGGATCTCGCATCAAGCTCCAGAAGGCTAGTGGCCCCATAAAGACTTGTCGGGTGCCACTCACATTCTTGCCGTCAAGCAAGCGGTGACCAGCAAAGATCGCGTCAATCAGGAGATCGTAACCATCAATTGTAATGGCATCAATGCCCGTGCCAGCACCCGTGCCTCCGGCGGAGAACCCCAACCGGCTACCACCATGACCAGTGGCACCAGTGGCACCAGCAAAGGTTGCTGCTGCTGCTGCGGCCAAGGTCATAGTTTGGAGTACATGCTGATCCATTGTATTGGCGAGAATTTCACCAATCTGCTTGGAGTATTCAGCCCGAACGGGGTAGTGGTTCATAGCCTCGTCAAGACCGTCAATGAAGACGGGAGCTACAAGAAGCTTATCAATGGCGATAACCTTCTCGGAGTGCTGCACCTGCTGCATGACCAGTTCATCACCGGGATCGTGCTCGTAGGCATCCGTCTTCCAAGTTGCGGGGAACCGTGCAGACTTACCATTCGGAATAGTCCGCACTTTGTGGCGACTCATAGTAACTTGAGCTTGGTTAAAGGCATTCAAAACTTCACCACCAAACAGCTCAAGAAATAGAGCTGTTCTGTTAGCAAAGGTTGATACCGTAGTTTGTACAGCACCGGGATGGGATAGAACGCCTGTCCCACCTCCAGTAGTGGCAGTTACGTCAGACATTAAATTTTAATTCCTCATATCAGGAGGGTATAGACCCTCCATGATTTTCCATCGACCTAGCCACCTTCGAATCCACTTTGGTACGAAAGGCAGGTGATTGTTGATATCGTTCATCGGCGAGATCAGTCAGCATTTGTGACTTATCCTCGTAGATGTCCGCTCGGTTTGAGGCAACGGTGGTTCCTGAAATAGCAGAACCCTCATAGCCCTCAGAAGCTTGATGACGCTGCACAAGTCCTCTAATAGCCTGTTCAGTTATAGCGGGGTTCTGACTACTCACAGACTCGTTGAATGCTGACTGTTCAGCATCAGTGAGATTGTTAGCAGCCCAAGCTGTGAGATTGGTATATTCGGCCTTAGATCCAGCTATTTCAAAGGCTTTAGACGTGATTGCCTCAGATGACTGGAGTGCTAGAGCCTCTTGCCCTGCAATATACCCCTCAACTACCTCTCTTGGAATACCCGCTTTATTCACC